CTTATCCCCTTCAATGCGGGGGTTGCGGGCAAAGCCGACAACTGCGTCCAATCCGCTTCCGTGGTTCATCTTAACCTTCACGCCATTCTTGGCACTTCCCATAAGTTTGAGGGCAGTCTCTAGGCTTGTTTTATCCACGAAAAGGTCGTGTCCTTTGGCCTCTCCCACCTCCAAAATGCTCACCCCGCCTAGCTCCATTTCATCCATCTCCTCGTCCCGATAGGTCGAATAGGCTACGGCTGAACGCTGGCTTTCGTCCGGGAAGTCGCTTACAGCTTGCTCGTCACCCATAAAGCGGGATACAAAGTCTTGCTCTGATTCGTCAGCGGAGGGAATGGGCAGGGGCATAAAGCATCGAGGTTGTGTCAAAGAAGATCGCCGTCTGCCGCTCGATATGATTTCTTGACTTCACCGCCACCAGCCATCTTTAGAAACTTGTTCACCCTTGCCATCGCCCAAGCGTTCCTAGAGTTGGGTTTGCCCCCGCTGATGGTAGGTCGGAAGCTGGTCGAGAACGCACCCGCACCCCTGCGAAACACTTTCTTCAATGCCCCAAGCGTGGGGGCTTTCCTTGAGGGGTGCTTGTCCTTGAACTCGGCAACCTTGTTCTTGAGAGCTTCTTCGTTCTGTTCTGAAATCTCAATGTCACCAGCTTTGCTCCTTGTGGATGCCGTGCCTTTGGGGTTCTCCCTTGAGCCTTTGATCCGTTCTTTGGGAGGGGCTGGGGTTTGGGAGACTGGTCGGGCAAGTTCTTCTTTCTTATCTGTAATCGGCCCGCCCACAATCCAAGCGTCACAAGTCCTTTTGGCCGCACACTTAAAATCAAAAATCTCGCAGTAACCCAGATCGCCACCAATAGCCACCTCGTTTGCGTCCTCTCCAATGCCCTTCTTAATGCACCCCAAAACTTTGCTTCTCTGATCGAAGGCCGCACAATTACCACAAAGCATTTTCTTTGCCGTTACTACATCGCCTTGGAACTCGTCTGCCTTGGCTTTCCAGTAGTCCTCGTTGGGTTCGTTTGGATTGGCTGGGCCGTAGTTTGCATCATCAACCGCTGTCTGCCTATTGGCTAGGTTGGTTTTGATGTCTTGGGTTGCGATTGGGCAAGAGGCCGGTTCGGCTAGTTCTTTCTTGTCCCTTGCCTCCATTTGTCCGACTACTTTCTTTGCCCAAGAAAAGCCCGCATCCCCGCCCCATCCGTGCCACGCTTGCCAGCCCTTTCCTTGCTCGCCCCAAGTTGCGCCCTTCTTGTCGACTTCGTGGCGAGTTAGGAAATTCAACATTCGCCTTACTGTATCGGGCGATAGCTTCACGCCATTTTGCAAATCCCTAGCTCTGGCGATGCCCACTGGGGTCATTCCCCTTTGGCTGGGTGGTTTCGTCTCCCGCACATCCAGGGCTCTTTTGGCGGCCTCCCTAGCTCCTTCTGGTGGGGTAAAATCAATCCCATCATACTTCGCCAACTCAATCCCGCCCATCATTCCCTCAATCAGCATCTTGATGGATGCTGGGTCGAGTTTTGCTAGTGCCTCTTCAGTATCTTTTTTTTTAACTTCTAATTCTTCGGAGGATGGTTCGATGGGGTCTTCTGGAATTGGCTTCTGGTCGCCTCCCTCATCCTTGTCCTCCTCTGGTTTATCCTCTATGGGTGCTACTGGTTTAGGTGCGGGGGCGGGAGGTAGTTGGGGTTGCGGGGGTGTAGGCGTAACAATATCGGAAATCGTCTCTGGGGCTACGCCATACTTCTGTGCTAAATCCTTAATCAGCTTCGCCTCAATAGCCCTTTGTCGCATAGCACTTTCAAAATCTTGCCCTCGCTCGGCGTAGATGTCGGCGGCAGTTCTGAGGCCAGTCTTGAACTCGGAGATTGCGGAAGCGGATTCTCTGCCTAAATCAATAGAGACATTTGCCCCGAAATTAAAAATACCCCTAGTCGTTCTGCTCCCAACATTGTTCTCAATCAATCCTCTTGCCACTCCATCGGCAATTACGATGTTCTTAATCGGTCGAAGCACTTTATCATCTAGGAGCTTCTGGTATCTGCGGAAGGTGCGCCCTGCTTGTTGCATCTCAAGGCGTGCGGTCGGGCCAGACATAGCGGAAGGGTCAACGGCGAATGAATAAGGGATGCCAAGGCCAAGGCAAATGTTCCGCAAAAGAATCTTGTGGAACTCTGCAAACGCACCGGAGGGACGGCTCGGGCCATCGGGGAACACAATATCTTCGCCCGGTTCTAGATAAGAGATTTTGCCCGACTCAATCGCTTCTAGCTTGATAGTATCACCATTAACATTTTCATCGTTTGTGAGCGTGGAGAGATCAGAGGCATTGTTGTTGTTCCTGCGAACAACTGCGGATTGGGAGGAGGCTACTCGTGCCGCCATCTTCTCGAAATTAACGATATCGTAAATGTCTGTGCAATCATTTATGGCGGTATGGAAAGCACTTACTCCACGATATTGATCGATGCGGAGTGGGTCGAATAGGTGAAAGGCTTGGCTTGCAGGAATGGTTGCTTGGTAGGTGTAGAAGTCCCCGATGCTTCGGTTGTAAATATCGTAGGCACTCGGCGCACCAGTATCTCGATCAATATGGATTCCACCGATCAAATCTAGGCTTGTATAAACCTTAAATGGGTCGCCTACTCTATCTGCCTCGATGCCTTGAATCTTTAGGTTGCCGTCCTTGTCTCGGACTAAAACGAAAAGAAAATCACCATCTCGGAGCATACTCATCATCGCCACTTGCATCAGAGTCGAACCAGTATGCCGAGTCGAGATATCGCACTTGTCCCACCAATCAGCCCAATATGCCTCTACCTCGGTATTGACTTCGGGGTTCTCGGTTCGGGCTTGGTAAGAAATGTTTGCGGCCGTATGGCTGGCGAACTTCATAAGGATGGAGCGAACAAGGCCAACATTCTCTGCCAAGTCCCTCGCCCTTTTCATCAGCTCCACTCGGTCATAGTTAGAACGATAATCTTCCGCACCAGAAAGCGAACTCGGCCCTTTGCGTTCCCTTGTATATTTGACCGCATCGTAAGAGAAGTTGACGAGCTTTTGCCGTGCAATCATACGATTAACTGCCCCCTGCGGGTTCAGAAAGGCAACAGCTTTATCGATTAAGTTTAGCTGGGCTTTTTTCACGAGAAGTTGGCGTAGGTCGTGCGGATACGAGTGCCGTTGGCAGACTGGATGGCAAGGGTTAGCTCTGCGATAGTATCACGAACTTCCCCAAGATTCGCCCTAGAAAAAGAGCGTCCCGCTATCGAATAGCTAGACCCAGCCACCGCAATCGCCTCAAGACAAGTCACATACTTATCACGCAGAGAAGTTAGGGTGGCAAGGGGTAGCCCAATGAAATCACCCTTCGCCATTCTCAACCTCCTCTGTCAAACTTGCGGGTGAAACCTTGAGCCGTCCGTGGAGTGCCGCACCCACAATGTTCATACATTCGCAATCCATTAAATGATTATGCTTCCCGACTTGCTTCCACACAAGTCTTTCCCTGCCAGTCATAGGATTCTTAACCCTTACCTTCACCTCTGCCTCAATATGCACCTTCCAGACATCGGGCGTATCTAGGGCGATAAAGCCCTCCTCTTTGAGAAGCTGGGAGAGGATGTCTTTGATGGATGGGTTCGACCATCGCCAAATCGGGCAGAGCTTCCACTTCCATCCTGCCTTTGATTGAACTGCCTTACCAGAGAAAGGGTCGCCATTTGCGATTCGAGCGTATGGCCTTTGCACCTTCTGCTCGTTCACGATCTCGGAGAAGCTGGTCTTGTCCGAGCCGACCAACGCAACCCAGCCGTTCTTGCAACAATTCAAATACACATCTCGGGTTTGATCGCCCGAATCAATTAAGACGCACTTATCCTCAACACCAAACTCGTCTTGTTTTGCCTTTATGTCGCCCCAAGTTTCTAGCCTACCCGCCCACACAAGCCTTGGTTTGCCCTCTAAATCCCAAGCCCTAACCACACACCAAGCGTGGAAGCCCCCCGCCTCTTGGATGTCGCAACTCATAATCAGCTTATCGCCCATCCTTACTTCGCCCATCTTGTAAGCACCGGGAACGATCTGCATCTTTTCTGATTCGTGTTCCATCCAAGGCTCGGCAAGAACTCGGTTCACGAAATCTTGCAGGCCGATAATCCCGCTGTGTTTATCTTGCAGGAACTTAACCGCCAAGCTCCCGAAGCTAACCCACGGAGCGTATAGGCCGTTGAGGTGATAGGAGCGTCTGGCTGGTTCGCCCTTGGGATTGGTTGCCCTCCACTCCCCCTCTCGGAGCATCTTGGTTTTTTGGCCGTCTTGAATCTTGCCCTTGCATCCCTCGCACTCGTAGTAGGTCGAGGATTTCACTAGGGCATAATCATAAACGCCATCTTCTATCTTGGCGGCCTCGTCCCACTTCACTTGTCCCCAAATTAGTTTTTGTTTTAATCCACAATGGGGACAAGGCACAAAGTAGAAACGCATATCGCCCTTCTGCCATTCAGCCCAAATTATTGAGTCGGCAGTTGTTGGGGTGCTGGTTGCTATGATTAAATGATTGGGGTAGGTGCTAACTCGTGCTTCTGCTAACTGCACCGGATTGGCCTCTCTCCCCGACCCTGCTTGCTCTGGAAACTTGTCCACCTCATCCATACAGAGCAAAGCAATCGAGCGACTAGAAAGAGCCGAGGCACTTGTTCCCGCCCACCAGACCGAGCATCGCTTAAAATGTTGCTCTAGGATTTTGATTCGGTCTGTATTTTCTGGCCGTTCTTTGGCTAGGGCTGGGCAGTCATCCACCATTGGAAGCCAGCGGGTTTCTGTAAATGATCGGGCTAGATGTTCCGAGGGCATCACCCACAAGACCGGGCAAGGCCGCTCTGCTACTCGGTAGGCTAGGCCAGCGAGAATCGTTGTAGTCTTTGAGGTCTGCGCTCCCCAGACCAACACCACCCTCCGAATCGAATCATCGCCAAAAGCCTCAAGGGGTTCACGGACATAGGGCGTGAGTGTTGTTGAATATGCTCCGGGTATGTTCGTTACCCTTGCCGAGAGCGTAAGGTTTTTCTCTGCCCATTCTGGTATTGATAGTTGTTCTCTTGGCTCAAAGAAACTTCGGCTGAACGCCCCGATGTTCATCTCTTAACCAGATAATCTTTTGCATACGCCCACGCTGGGTTCATGTGAATCTTGTGATGGCACTCAAAGCAAACCGCCAAGAAAAACTCTACCTCATTTAGCCTATCCCCAAACCTCCCTCGCCTATGGTGAACTTGGCTCGCCATCTTGCTCTGGCAAACTTGGCAGACTGGGGTGTTGCCTAGAAACTTCTCTCGCACATCAGAATAAACCTCGTTCTGCTTTCGTCTCTTGGCAGACACCCGGCGTAGTTTCCCGCCTCGTTTGAGTGGCGTTTTGCGTTTGAGGGGTGAGCGTTTCATTCGTCAAAGAACGGCAGAATCAATCCTAGCAAACCAAGGGTAGCAAGGATGATGAGGAAACATTCATTCACTTTTTAATCCACTTCCCGATGCACTCAAATAAAGTGGCGAGTAGATAGGCGAGAATAATGCAAGCCCAGAACGCCACATTGAGAATCACGACTGCAAGCACTATCCCCACGGCTATTTTTAATGCTAGCATCACTTAAACGCCCCCTCTGCTTTCTGGATGGTAACGAAGATTTGATTGATTCCGTCTTGGATGGCTTGCTTTGCACATTCTGGGTCTGATGGGTTTGCTCTGGCCGCTAGGCT